TCACACCAGCCCCGCGATGGCGATGAGCAGCCCGCCCAACCCGGTGGCCGCGAAGTCGCTGAAGTCCGGCGTGCCCTTGCCGCTCAGGCGATCACGCACCTCCTTGAGCGCCCCAACGCCGAACGACGCTCCGAGCGCCCAAAGCACGGGGTGCGGCAGGGTCGCGTAGGTGGTGCTCACGAGCGCCGCAAGCGCGATGAGCGTTCCATAGACGATGTGGTTCGCCTTGTCCTGTGGAATGAGCATGTCGGTCTCCCTGTAGTGGAGACCTATTTAGTTGTCGCGTTACTTGGACGCGCTCGCTGTTGGCTCGCCGCTGATCAGCCGCTTGAAGCCAGCCTTCACGGGGTCGTCGATCAGGGCCCACAGTGCCGTCAGCACAATGACCGCGCCAGCGAGGTAGGCGGTGACGCGCGCCTTGTCGACCTTGAACTGGGTTGCGATAGCCTCCATCGAGTGCTCAAGGTGCTCAATACGTTCCTTGACCTCGCGCACTTCACCCTCCACCTCACCAAGACGGCTGCCTTGCTGCTCGATCGTCTTTGCCAGCACCTCCACGCTGACGCGAAGGTTGAGTGTGCTGTCCTTGATCTCAGCAAACGAGACGTCAGAGCGGCGAGCATGCTCAGATTGCTGGCCGCTGGCTCGATCCTGCTCCTCACGCACGTGCTCCAGCGTGGTCTCGATTCGCGCGATGCGCTCGTTAGCTTCGGCCATAGGGGCTCCCTTGTAGTTAGACGACGTACTTAGTCGTTGCTCGAAGCTCGTGCAGCACCGCCTCACTGGCCGCTTCCAAGCGCGCACGCAGGGCCGCCTTCGTGACAAGCATTGTTGGATTGCCTACCTCCTCAACGATCGCGTCCAAGAACGCTGTAAGGTCGAGGCGGGCGCCCACCTCCTCGCTGTTGATGAAGGCCTCGATGGCGGGGCTGGTCCACTTGCGGGAGGTGATGAGCTTGGTGGTCATGGATCAGTACTCGTAGCCAATGATCGTTACGTCCCAGGTCGGGGCGTTGGTGGTGTAGGTTGCGACGGCCGTTATGCCGATTTGGATGGTCCCGTTTCCTGCGATCTCGAAGCCACCAGCGATGGGGATGATCACGCGGTCCCAGGCGTTCGCTGTTGCTGGCGTTGCTGAGCGTGCTTGGAGCAGGATTGGCGTAGAGGCCGTGGTGACCGCGCCAACGGTGTTCATGCGCAGCGAGAAGGTCGTCGTCTGAGCGGTAGCAGTGGCGTTGCCACGCGTTGCGACACTGATCGCTGTGATGCGCAACGTCTTGCCGTTGGTGACCACGAAGGACGTGCCAGTAGTCGTGGCCGCTGTGCCTGCGGACCTCGTGAGCGTGATGGCCGTCTCAGTGCCTGTAGCACCTGCGGCGGCTGCCACCGCGTAGAGGTTGATGTGGGTGCGCCCTGCGTCCTTCAAGTCCTGCGTCGTAAAGCCCGTTGCGCCCTGCGTGCCTTTGGTCAGGGCGATGGGCGTGACGGTGGCGTTCAGGTTGGCGGCGGTAGCCTGAGCGACGGTGACGTTGCCGGTAATGGTGGTCGAGGTGAGCGACACCGGGACCGCCGAAGCTCGAAGCTGCGTGTCAGTCAGTGGGCCGGTGACGGCGACCGAGCCAGTGATCGTGGTCGAGGCTAGCGAGACTGGGACTGCTGATGCACGGAGCTGCGTGTCGGTGAGCGGGCCGCTGACAGGCTGCGTGGCCTGCCAGAAAGTGCCGGTGACTGGCGTCGATGGCATCGTGGCGATGGAGACAGGCTGCGTTGCTTGCCAGAAGGTGCCTGATACCGGCACTGCTGACTGGTTCGATGCAATGACCACTGGCACCGACGACGCCATAAGGGCCTGGCCCTGTGAAGGCGTCTTGGTGTTGATGGTCGAGAGCGTTGCCTCGGTTGCTGCACCGCCGGGCAGCGGGAGGCTCGCAACGGACATGGCGACCGCCGAAGCGCGAAGCTGGGCGTCGGTCAGTGGCCCATTGGCGGTGACGGTCCAGGCGCCGGACTGCGTGACCGGGATCGACGTGTTGGTCACGTTCACGTCGCTGCTTGGGCCACTGCCTCCACCTGCGGTCTGCACTACCCACGCCAGCGTGCCCGTGTCCCAGACGTAGTTGGCTACCGTCTGCTCGCCGGTCTTGAGGGTGCGAAAGCCGCTGTTCCAAGCGTCGCTCACGGCTTAGATCTCCACCGTGGCAGTGAGCGTGTAGCTGCCGGACGTGACGATGTTGGTGCCGCCACTGTCAGTGGCGATCTCGAGAGTGATGGTGCCTGCTGAGCTGCCGACGGTCGTCCGGTTGCGCTGCCAATTCCGGCTACTGCTGAGCTGCAACCACGTTCCAGTGCCGGAGCCACCTGACAGGCCTCCGCTCGTGACGGTGGCTCGCACCCAGAAGCCGTCGCCGATGGTCGCGCCGCCGTTGCGGTACCAGTTATGGCTGAAGCCGAAGTCACCGCCCGTGCCAGTCAGCGTGCCATCACGGTTTATGGTGACCGTTGCCAAGGCGTCCGCAGGGTCGAAAACGGTGTCCGAGGTTGAACCGCCTGGCATAGGGATCACCAGCCCACCGCCGCCACCCATGAGCATCTGCGTCATCATGAGAGGCCGCTTCCGCTGATGATTGCTTCCGTGGCATTGTTGAACCACACGGTGCACATGCCACGAGCGGCCAGCGTACGGTTACCCGTGGTCGTTGTGCCCGCGAGGCGCAGCGTTAGGCTGGCGCCTTGCGTAATGGTGATGGCTGACGCGCTGTCGTTGTAGATCGAGACAGCGTCACCGGCAGAGTACGTGGATGCCGGGACCGTGATACCGCCAGTTGTGGCGTAGCACTTGCCGCGACCTGTGAGGTCAGAGATTGTTCCGCCAGACGTTGCGTATCTCGGGATCTGGCGGAAACCTACCTCGATGCCGCCGTAGTTGAAGACGCCGCCAGCAGTGATGTCTGCGACCACGCCCCCAGTGTTTTGGAACCTGATGTCATTTCCCTGGAGGTTTAGCTGGCTGTACGTCGCGTTGCTGCGGTTGTACGCAATCAGCCAAGCTGCACCACTTGAGACGCCAAGCTCCGCGGCAAGACCGCCAACCGTGCCAACCGTGTCGTGCCAGCCAGTAGCGCGTAGCGACGCGCTGATATGCAGGGCTTTGCCGGCGGTTGCTGTGCCACCGGACGCACCCCACTGACCAACGAAACCACCATTCGTGTAGAACGCCACTGGTGCGTTCTCTTCCTGGACCATCAAGAAACCGCCAGCCGTCGATTGCACGTACTGCCGACGTGTTCCACCGCGGTACCAGGACAGGTACGTATCTCCGGTCGTGTCGAAACGGGCTACCTCAGACGTGCTACCAGCATTGACGTGCAGGCGAACCGAGGGTGTCGCACCGATACCGACGTCTCCAGTACCAGTGATGCGCACGCGCTCAAGGTTGTTTGTGCCAAGGATAAGGGGGGCATTTCCGTTGTTGTAGATCCACGACTGGTCTGGGTAACCGGTGAAGGTCGAGCTGAATTGATCGAAGCGCAGGGAGGTGCTGTTAGCCGCAACCGCGAGTCGGGAGAAGGCGTTGTTAGCAGCAGAGGTGTTTTGAATCGTATGAGCAACCGCGCCAGCTACCGAGTTTGTCTGAACGACGTTCCCTGCGTACGTCAGGTCGCCAGTAGCACTGATATTGAGGCGCTGCAGATTGTTCGTGTAGAGAACGAGTGGGAGGTTCTCTTCTTGCACCAGCAGCAAGCCAGCGGAGGAGTGCGTCTGAAGGTAGCCTGTGCGGGTACCTGAGCGGCCCACGCTGACGAAGGTGTCTCCAGTCGAGTTGAAGCGTGCGACCTCAGCGGCCGTGCCAGAAACGTGAAAGCGGAACGACGGGGCCGTACCAATACCAATGTTGCCGGAGCTGTCGATACGCATACGCTCAACGGCGTTGGTTGCGAAGTACAGCGGGGCAGCGGCAAGCTGTCCAATGATCAAGCCGGTGGAGACCGCCGGTGAAAACAGGGCAGTCAAACCGGCAAGGGGCACGCCGGTGATGAAGGTCCCGACGGCAGAGGTGCCGTACTGGGAGAACTGGGAGTTGTTGCTGCCGTTCGCGCTGATCTGCACTCGACCTGAACCAGTTGCATCCGCGCTAACCGAGCGAATGAGGGCCTGACCGGAGGCCGCGCTGGCCTCCAGCGTGCTGGAGAACGAGCCAGTCGTTGCCGTCAGTGCTGCCAGCGTCGAGGCACCAACCACGCGCAGCGTTCCATTCACGTCGAGCTTGAAGCCCGCGTCGGTTGTCGTGCCGATCATCACGTTGCCGTTCGACTTTAGCCGCATCGTCTCAACGCCTGCCTGTGTGAAGCCCAGCAGACCGGTACCGGGCCAGTAGAGACCTGTTGAGGCCTGCGAGTTGAAGGTGAGCGATGGTGCCGATGCCGTTCCGTCGGCGAGCTTCAACGGCGCGCTCATCGGCTTCTCGCCGTTCGTCGGCAGCGAGCCGGTCAGTGCGGTGCCAACATCGGTTAGCGTGTCATTGGCCCAGTCGCTTTCGATGACCGTGCCTGAGGCAACTGGGTTGCCAACTGGTAGTGAGTAGTTGCCGCTGCCGTCTCTGGGCATGAGGGCCTCCCGTCCGTTTAGGTCTTGTGCAGACCTATTTACAGACGGGGTGCCAGTAGGATGGCGCAATGACGAACTGGGAGTTCTCGCTTGAGGAAGCAGCCGCAGGCAAGCGGATCTGCTGGGCGTGGGCCCTACGTCTGCGCGACGGTGGGTTGATGGACGTGTGTGGCCTGTGGCACGGCTACGAGGCCGCCAACGACGAGCGCTTCAATGCGCCTTAGCCGCCTACGGCTGTAGCGGTGCCTGCACCGCCGCCCATCAAGGCCGCAGCGAGGTAGCGCCTCATCGTCGGGTCCATTGGCTTGCCGCCGACGCCGGTGAGCAGGCGTACGAGCGTCGGGTTCTCGCTGGTCACCGCCTTGGCGAGTAGCTTCTCAGCGAGCTTCTTGCCAGCGAGCACGGCGCCACCGGTGGCCGGTTCGACGATGGTCGCAGCGCCAAGGGCGCTATCGCCAGTACCAACCGTTCGACCGAGGATGTCGCCGAGGCCCTTGCCGTTCGCTGGGCCAAGGGCCTCGGCAGCGGTGCGTCCAAGCTCCTGGAACGGGGCCTCATCACGCAGGAAGGCGTTCTTGAAGCGGCCCGTCTTCACGGCGTTGAGAAGCTGGCGCGGCGTCACGATACCCGTATCGGCCGAGGCGCGCACCATGTTCTCGGCGGCCTTGAGGTTGGCCCACTGGCGGTTGGCCTGCTTGAAGGCGGTGGCCTGCTCCATCGTCATCGCGCCTTCAAGGGCCTCGTTGATCTTGCCGACCATCTGACCGGCGAGCTGGCGCTCGGTGGCTAAGCTGGTCTGCGATGCGGCAGCTGCCTTCAGCTCGGAGACCACCTCTTGAAGCTGGCGTCCTGACACCGCGGTGCCGTCATCGGCGGCCTTTGTCAAGTTGGCTGCTGCCCGCTTCACCAGGGTGCTCTCGGCGATGCCCTCGGTCAGCGGGTTGTTGGACCTACTGACCAGGGACAGGAGGTCATCCTTGAGGCTCTGAGGCACCTTGATGGTCACGTCGGTGGCGTCGTCGAGCGCCTTCTTGATGGCTGGTCGAGCGGCGTTGAGCAGGTTCGTGTCGATGGGTCCCGTGTAGTCGGGCAAGCCCAGCTCCTGAGCGATCTTGCGAGCGATCACGTCGTCGGCCTTGTCGCGGAACGCCTGCACCTCGCTGGTGTTCAGCCGGGCAGCGAGGCTCTTGCCGCCGTCAGTGAGCGTAGCTGCATTGATCGGCAGGCCCTCGGCCTGAAGCCGCTCGGCAAGGGCTGTGCGCTCGGCGACCTTGGCGGCATCACGGCTCAGCAGCTTGCTGCCCAGCTTGCCCGCACCACCGAGCACGCCTGCCGTGCCGCCACCGATGAGGGCGTCGGTCAGCACGTTGCTCGTGCGCTCGCCGTCCTCAGTTGTTGGCTTCGTAGCACCGGCGAGGGCGCTCGCGCCGGCCTGAGCGGCGATCTGTGCTGGCAGGCTTGCGCCACCGGTTGCCAGTGCGGCACCCACGTTCAGCGCGAGGCCAGGGGCGACCTCACCGAGCGAGCCTGCGGTCGTGGCACTGAGGGCACGGCGATCGATGTCATCGCGGCGCCAAGCTGCCTCATCACGCAGGGCCTGCTCATCGGCACCTGACGAGAAGATCTGTCGAGCAGCGAGGGCCGCATCGCTCACTGTGTTGCCTGCTCCCTCGGTGAAGCGAGACAGGGCGCCTTGGTTGTCGCGACGCGCCTTGGCCGCTCGAGCCTCCTCAACATCCGCACCTGCGATGCGCTTGACGATGTCCTCGGGCTTCCAACCGTTCTTGAGCGCGGCGTCGATGTCGGGACCCCAGCCTGCCTTGCGAAGCTCGACGAGCTGGCCCATTGCACCTTCGCCTTCGAGCACCGACTGCTGTACCTTGTCGAAGCCACGGGCACGCTTGATGGCACCGGCCAGCTTAGTGACGTAGTTCGGGTCAGTCGCGTAGCCGCCTTCTTTGAGGGCCGTCGCGAACGTGTTGGCATCACCGGACTGAAGAGCCTCGTACGCCTTCGGGTAGCGGCGTTGAATAAGGCTCACGAAGTCCTGGATGCTCTCCTCACGTGAGCCGTAGACGCGGTAGCGGTCGCGTGAGCCCTCGGCCTTGTCGTGCGCTACGAAGCCCGGTTGCGACGGGTCGAGCTGCTTGATGTTGAAGATGTTTAGCGAGTCCTCGCCGTTCGGACCCTTGATGGACTTCGCGCCGTCCTGCGTCTCCAGCAGGGCGACGCCATGGAGAAGCGTCTTGTCCACGATCACTTCCTCCAGTCAAGGCGGGTCGGTGCGGTCGGTGCAGCAGGTGCCTCATCGTCCTGTAGGTACTCAGGGATGCCAAGCTCACGGGCGGTGGCCATCTCGCCCTCATAGGTGTGCTGAGCCTTCGCCTGGGCGCGTTGCAGCATGGGGATGGCCTGCTCGGCGTAGAGCAGCCACTCCTGCACGGTGCTGTCGGCACCTGGGCGGCTCTTGGTGATGAAGAGAAGGTCCTTGTCGGACATCGCGCCCTTGAGCGACGCGGCGGCCTGCAGCAGGCCTTCGCTCGCCAGGAAGTTGAGCGCGGCGTACTTCGGGTTCTCTTTGAAGTAGTTCGATGCCTGGTTCCACTTCTGCGACAGGTAGCCCTTGACGCCAACGTCCTTTGCGAGCGCGAGCGCGTTGTTCATGCTGGTGATGGCACCGTCGGCCGCAGCAACCGCATCGCGGGCGTCATTCACCACGCGGCGTTGCTCGCCGAAGACCTTGACCTCTTCGCGGCGGTCCTTCTTTGCGCCCCTGCTCACTACGCTGCTGTCAGGGCGCCAGACGATACGTGCGTCCTGCGGGTTGCGTGGGTTGATGGCGACCAGCACCTCGTTGTCGCCCTGCTTGACGGCCTTGAACTCGTAGCCGTTGGCCTTGGGGCCGAAGAGCTGCTGGAACATGCCGTTGGCGACCGGCTGGCCCATTGGCCCCGCGGCGTGGATGCGCATGATCTGCTGGACGCGGTCCTGCATCGTCGGCTCGGCCGCTGCAGCGGCTTGATCGACCATCGAGCGAGGGTCGCCCACTGGGCCAGTAGGTGCAGCTACTGGGGCCGGTGGCGTAACTGGGGCTGGAGGTGCCAGCACGTTTGCGGGCAGCGGGCCGGCCTGTGGTGGGGCGACTGGTGCGACGGGCGCAACTGGCGCGACTGGCTGGCCGCGCTCGCCCGTGACCACGCCCGACACCCTGCGGCGAGGCGTGTTGTCATCCCACGTGCCGGTTGCGCCTGACCCACGGAACTCGCCACCGCCACCGCTCATCAGCGGCTTTGGCAGCGGGCTCTTTGGGAGGTCGGTACTGACCATCGCTGGGCGATCTGGCACTGGGTACGACTGTGCGACAGGGGCGGGCTCGGCAGCGACGGTCTCACCTGCCTCAACGCCTGAGCCCCGTCGGCTCTCACGCAGCAGCTCCGCCTCGGCTTCCGTAGCAACTTGGGCGTCACGAGCGCGCGTCTCCCATGGCTTGTCAGTGAGCGCGGCTACCAGTTCGCTACGGGCGCGGGTGTCGAGGTCACCTTGCGCGCTGTCGGCGTCGCTCATGGCCTTGGAGCCCATGTAGGCCTGCAGGACCTTGGCAAGCGGCGCGAAGCGGCCATGCGAGACAGCGAAGCCGCTTGGGCCACCTGGGACCACCTGTGTGCGCTCCTGCTGCATCGACTGATCCATGAGGAGCTGGGCAAGACGCCGCTTGCGCGCGATCTTGTCGGCCTCAGTGCCGTAGTTGAAGGCAGGGTTTGGCTGCGGCTCGTTCGGGTTAAAGAAGTTGAGCATGCGTCCTCCTCAGACCTTCGTGTAGTCAACGGCGAGGTAGCCGTTAGACATGAGCACCGCGGCGTGCGGCACCTCATGGGCCAGGACGCCATAGCCAGTGCGGCCCGTGTTCTTCCAGGTCCAGCGGTACCAGTTGACGCCGTTGCGCTCACCGACCTTGACGATTTCCTTCTTGAGGCGAACGTCCGACCATGCGGCCAGAGCGGCGGCCGCCATGCTTGCCGCTGCTTGGTTGTTGGCGTTGGTAGTCGCAACGTCGGAGTTGTAGAGGCCTTGGTTCCAAGAGCCGAGCGCGCTTGTGGCGCCCATGCGGTCGGCACCGCCTGTGTAGCCCGCAGTTGCGAAGGCGGGCATCGTGGGGTTCTGCACCTGCTGGCCAGTCAGCACGGCGTTCATGCTATTGAGCGGCAGCATGTAGCGGTTGTAGGCGTCGCTGTAGGAGGTGCCGTAGAGTGACAGTGCCTGTCGCATTGCCTGATCTTGGGCCTCGTTGGACGCCTGAAGGGCCTGAGTGTCGGCACCGTAGCCAGCTAGGGCCTGCGTGAAGGCCTGCTGCTGAGCGGTGTTGCCGGCACCTTGGCCTTGCAGCGTCGCGCCGAAGATCGACAGTCCTTGGTCGAGCGCCCTTGAGCGAGCGTCGTTGGTGAGGCCGAACGTCGTGGCGTCCTGACCGAACTGGGTCGAGCGGGCCTGGTTGCCAGCCCCGTAGCCAGCGAGTGCCGCACCGTAGTTGTCGCGCGCGATGCCGGCACCTGTGAGCACCGCGTCGTTGGCGAGCTTCGTGCGCGCCTGCTCGACCGTCCGCTGCTGGTTGCGGACGGCGTTGTCGTAGGCCTCGCTGCCAGGGGTCAGGCCCTGCAGCCGCAGCTTTGCGTCAAGGTTCTTTGCCTCAGTCGCCCAGTCGTCCTCGATGAGCGCCGTCGCGCCTTCGTAGGCGGCCTTGGCTCCCTCGCGCGCCATGTCGTCGCTGAACTGCGGGGTGTCCAGGTTCTGTCGAGTGGTGCCGTCGAACGTTTGGTTGATCCGCTGAGCGCCGCCCGTGAACATGTTGGGGTCGTAGGTCTGCTGACTGACGCCGCCGACACCCGTAGGGCGGAAGCCGGTGAAGCTGGTGGTGACGCCAGGAACGCCGCTGACGTAGGACGAGAGCGACGGAGCGGTGAAGCCGCCCGCCATCGTGTCCGCGACCCGACCTTGCATGGCTTGAGCAAGCTGCGACTGGTTCATCTGCACCTGCTGCTGGGCGTCGAGCGACGCTTGCATCTCAGGGGTCAAGGTGAGGTTCTGCGTCCAGCGAACGTACGAGTTCTGCGTCGGGCGCGTCTGTGGGTCCGCGCCGCTGGTCTGCCAGTCGGCGAGCGCACGTTGGTATGCCACGTCATCCACCGACGTGGTCCAGCCGGATGAACCGAATGGCGTTACCTGCGTCGGGCGGTTGGCCCACGTCTGGGCGTTCAGGTTCTGCAGGTTGCCGGCGGCGGTCGCTTCGGCAGCACCTTGATAATCAGGTGCGGGAGGTGCGTCCGGGCTGTCCATCAGCGTCCTCCAACCAGCTGTCCGCCAGCGGCGAACTGCCCGTTGTTCATTGGCACGTAGCCAGTGCCTTGCATCGGTGTCGTCTGCCCGGCCTGCATGAGGCCTTTGGCCAGGAACTGCACGGCCATGGCCTTGCGGTCCTTCTCAGAGAGGCCGAAGCCCTTTGAGCCTGGAGCGTTGGCTGCCTTCTCGCTGTTGACGAGGGCTGATTGATCGTTTGAGCGAAGCCCGCTTAGAAAGTCGAACATCACGCCTCCTGTTGTGCAGTGCTATTTACTGGTGGGAGCGCCCACGGGCCTGCAAGCCATTCGCGCTTCGTGATGCCGTAGAGGTAGGCGTCCTCGTCCTCGCCGTAGTGGTCCTTGAGCAGGGCGACCCGAGTGAGCCCGAGCATCTCTTGCACGGCGTGCGACTTGATGTTGTCCACTCGAGAGTGGCACGACAGCCGGGACTTGCCGCAGTGGTTGAACGCGAAGTCGAAGCAGGTGTAGATGAACGCCCTTGAGGCCTTCTGGCGTTTGCTGCCGTCCGTGGCGAGGGTGACCTCCACTGATCCGCGCTGCCAGTTGCTGAAGGCGGCCACGGTGAGGATCTCCGGCTCACTCTCGCCTTCGAGCACGTACGCGATGAAGCGCGTGGTTGTGGGGTCAAGCCTCACCTCGCCGGTGAAACGCTCACTGAGCCACTGGCTGAAGAGCGGCGCCCATCGCTGGTCCGTGACGACGATCCCGCTCATCACCCAAACTGAGAAGTTGAGGGCGCAACAAGCCAGTTCGTCGCTACCCAGTAGGTCTCAGCGACCGCTGAGACGGTGAGCGCCAATGCTGCGTAGGTGCCAGGCCAGCAGCGAGGCGTGGACCACTGGTTGACAGTGGTAAGCGTGCCTGCCCAGGTGGCGTTCGGGTTGTCCCAGTACGCGCTGTCCCAGACGGCCCCAGTCACCGGGTTCACCGTCGCCGAGCCAGTGAGCGGGATGAGGTTGAAGTCGGTGTTGACGCCGATCGCGATGGTCGGGTTGGCCTGTCCCGTCACGATGTACGGCTTCACCATCTTCACGTGCTTGGTGATGCCGGGGCCAAGCTGCTCGTTGGCGAACGAGTTGAAGGCAGTGAGCGACGTGCTGATGAGGTTCGAGCCGTTCGAGCCGTTAATGTCGGCGTTGTCCTTGTAGCCAATGAAGGCGAGCGCGACGAAGTCCGTGCCGCCGAAGTAGAGGGCGTCGTTGAAGACCTGGTAGCACTGAGCGGGCCAGCCGGTGAACTGCGACCACGCCTTCTGCACCGTTTGGAAGACGAACTGGTAGTTGTTGACCTGAAGCGCTTGCGGGACGTTCAGCATCATCACGTCGCCCGATGGGTAGACGGTGGCCTCGAAGCCCGGCGTGTCAGCAAGGGTCTCGAAGAGCGTGCTGATGGTCGGTGAGATGTTGTAGGTAAGGGCTGCGGTGCGGTCGAGCGTGGAGGTCTGCACGTACTTCGACATTGGGTACAGGCCGTCCTGCGTCATCACGACGAGGTCGCCGTACAGCTTGGTGGTGCAGCGGCGGCCGACGGGTGAGCCGAGCGTGTAGTCGCCGACCTTGCTCCAAGTGGATGAGGACGCGACGTTGGTGCCGCCGTAGACGACGCAGTCGCCCTTGTTGGAGATGGCGACGAGGTAGTCCTGTGTGCCGTTGCCGCTGTCGATGGTCCAGGTGGCGAGCTTGTGCAGGTTGCCGCCGCGTGGGAAGTAGGGGCCAAAGTCGAAGGGGTACAGCGTGCCGCCTACCTGAGCGATGTCGAGGTAGTAGCCGATGGTCGAGCCGCTTCGGACGAACCACACTCGCTGGTTGTGCAGGCACACGTCCACGAAGGACGAGATGCTGACCGAGCCACCACCGCTGGCAGTGAGGCTGAACTCGCCTGGGTTGACGGGCGAGGCAACCTGGGTGCAAGTCGTCCACGTGGTGCCGTCGTAGATACGTGGGGCGTTCGCGCCGTTGACCGCGATGAGGTAGTTCGTGCTGCCAGTAGTGAAGGTCTGCTGCACGCTCTGCCAGTAGGCGTTGCTTGCGTTCAGGCCAGTGACGGCGGGTGTCGCGCCGCTCATGTCGCCGCCACTTGTGATGTCGTAGATCGAGGCCCCGCACACCGCGAAGAGCTTGTTGCCGAGGCCCGAGCGTGTGTTGAACTGAAGCAGCGAGGTAGTCGAAGTGGGAAGGTTGATGGCCCACTTGCGGAAGCCCTGACGAACGGAGACGCCCTGCGGCGTGCACACCCAGTTCTGCAGCACGAGCGCGTACGCTGGGTCCATCACCGCCAGTGGATCGACCGTGTTGAGGCCCTTCACCGGGGCAGGGGTGGTCACCGGGATGGTGCGTTGGGCTTGAGGCAGGCGACGCATCAGCTACCGAAGCCCGTCTCGGGCAGGTTTGCTGTTGAGAGCAGCGGCACGACGCGGCCACCGAGCAGCGAGAGCCTGGGTGCTGGGCTGTCCGTGCCCTTGGCGTAGTCGAGCGCGCGTTGGAACTCGATGAGCGCGGCCGTCGTGTCCTGCGAGATCGACGCGAGGAACTTGAGCTTCGTGCCGTAGATGATCAAGCGGTGATCGAAGAGGCAGATGTCGCTGTCGGCCTCGAAGTCAGCCTTGGTGAGCTGCGTCGTGCCGTCACGGACGTAGCTGCTGCTGATGTACTCAAGCGCGCAGGTGACCGGCGTTGCGCCTGGCACCGGGTCCAGCGTGATCTGGTCGCCGAAGACGCGAAACCGCTTGAACGGGCTCGACGCCAGCGACATCGACTTGATGTACTCCCACTGGCCTGGGGGCAGCGAGCCGTTCATCGGCCAGCGGGTCGTGGTGTCGTAGAACGTGCCGCTGATGAAGCGCTCGAGATCGGTGGGGAAGGCGTAGGTGTCGTCGCCGTTGGTCGTGGTGAAGGTGTAGCGCTTCTGAAGCACCTGCCAGTCGTGCTCGCTCACCATGTCATCGCACGTCGCGCGCACGAAGCCGAGGAGCTTCAGGACGTTCTGGTCCGTCGATGAGATGACGGCAGACGGCTGCGGGAGGTTCAGCTCCGTGCAGACCGCCTTCGTGAGCGTGATGAGGGTTCGTTGCGCCAAGGGCTGCTCCCTGAAAGGTATGCAGCCCTATTTACAGAGCGCCTTACGACTTCTTCGCCTTGCCTTGCTCGGCCAGCATCGCCAGCACGCTGTCGAGCTTCTTCTGTAGTTCCTCGATCTTGGCGTCGCGGTCGGCGAGCGCCTCGGTCGCGGCCGTCTTCTTGTGACCGTCGAGCCAGAGCTTGGCCTTTTGCTTCAGCACGGTGAAGCCACGCAGCGGGCCGTTCACGCTGTCCGACAGGTTGGCGATCTGCTCAACCGTGTGGATGTTGTGGTGCTTGAGATCCTTGATCGACTCGTCGCTGATCTCGTCCCAGTCCTCGATTGGCGTGCCGTGAACGGCTACCTTCTCGCCGCGCTTGAAGGCGGCGTACTCGAACGGGAAGCGGAACTTGTCGAACTCGGTGACGGGGCGGTGAATGACCGTGCGGCTGTCGCCCGGGGTCACGATGGTGACGAAGTCGATCTCGTCGTACGTGCGCTTGCCGGCTTGCGCCGTCTTCATCTTGTTGACGCGCTTCTCGACCGAGAAGGACACGTTGTTGTAGACATCCGAGCCGTAGTCGGGGCTCTTGACGATGCGGCCGGTCACTGGGTCGCGGCTTACGCGCTTTTCCTCTTCGTCCCAGTCCATCCCGAAGTGGGCGTAGGTGGCGGCAAGCTCTTGAGCCGCTTGCTGGCCCGTTTGAAGTTCAGTCATTGCAGTGGTCCTCTTCAGTGGTGCTACCGGTTGTTCATCCCGGGCGTCTGACGCAGCACGATTGCTGCGACGTATTTACAGAGGTGGTAATGAGAAAGGGCCTCCGAAGAGGCCCTTGATCGCAGGGGAGTGCCGATTTACCCGTTTGCGTTGCAGCTCGGGAAGGCAAGTTCCGCGAGAGCGAGGCCAGCGGCCGGGGTGCCGTCAGCGGTCTTGAAGCGGGCACCGTCAACCTTGTCACCAGAGACTACGGCGTCATCGACCTGACCGGCGGAGGCCGTCAGGTACACGTTGCCGTTGGCGGCCACCGTAGCGGCGCGCATGGAAGCCGTGCCGGCGATTTGGTACCAGCCGAACTGGTTAGCACCGATCGCGCCACACGCGACGGCTGCTGGGCCACGCGAGCCAGCGACGGCCCGAGTGGTGGTCTTGGCGTTGCCGTCGTAGACGACGAGGTCGCCGATGGCGGTCGAGGCCACGCCCTTCAGGTAGATGAACTCGGCTTGGCCGTAGGTCGCGTTGTTGGCGCGCATGCGGGTGCCGAGCCTGAAGCGGGCCGTGGTATCAATGTCGGCGAGCGCGGCGCTCACGCCAGCGATGCCAGCAACGCCACCACCAATGAGAGAGACTGAGTTGTATGCCATTTGGTGGTCCTCCAATTAGGCGTTCTTGAAGACACCTTGGAACTGGACGCCTGACGAGGTCAGGTTGCCAGCCCATGCGAGCGTCTTCACGGTTGCGTCCTGGTTGAACGACTGCTTGTCGTCAAGGGCAACCATGTTGCGGTCCTTGTGCGGACGGAAGTACAGGAACTTCGTGTTCAGGAAGTACGCGTACGTCGACGTGATGCCTGATGCGAGCGTGTCGAACACGACAGGGATGCCCTGGAAGTCCACTGCCTGGAAGCCGGCCGATGCCTTGTCGGCGCTCATGAAGCGCTGCTGTGGGGTCAGCGAGGCCATGAACACTGAGTAGACAGCGGGAGCTGCCACGATGAGGTTCGGGCGGTCGATGCCACGGGTCAGCTGGATCAGGAACTGCGTCCACTGCGTTTGGATGGTCGAGGACGTAGCCACGCCGCCGCCGTCAGTCGAGGCGATCCACTTCTTGTTGCGCCACACGGACCAGTTGGCGCGGTTGATGCCGCCGTAGGTGCCCGTGGTTGGGTCCTCGACGACTGCCGCACCGAGACCGGTGAGGTTCTTGCCGTCGTTGCCGGTGCCGTCCAGGTAGAGGTGACGGTTCAGCAGGTTCGCCATCGTGCTTTCGGCAACCTTCACGCGAGCGTCGACGAGGTCGACGATCTGCTCAGGGCCTGCGTTGATGAGCTTCTCGCGGCCAGAGAAGGCGACGGGAACGGCGTACTGGGCCAGCGAGAACTGAGCGCCAGTGATGGTGTCGACGTGAGCGGTTGGCAGCTCGTCGTAGCCGCTGTAGGAACCGCCGTTGCTGTTCTCTTGGAACGAGAACTGCTCGTAGATGGGATCGCCGCCGGTGAGCTTGACGCCACCGTTCTTCTTCATGTTGGCGAAGAGGGCGTTGTGTGCGAGGACGTTGTCAGCGATGTCCGAGGAGTACTTTCCGATGGTGGTCGCTGCCAGGTCGCTCAGGTTTGGAGAAGCCATGCTTCCCTCCTTTCAACGAATCTGTGCAACGGTTTCGTCGTAGAGCCGCTCAACCCTTCGCTTGGGTGCCTTCACACGCCTTGCTGGTCTGCCGGTGCGTCGCTGGTCCGTTGATCAACGGGTGCCTTCGCTTCGGGTCCTTCAGCCGGTGCCGCTGGTCCTTGGTCGGTTTGTTCGACAGCTCGGAACTGCACATGTGCGATGAGCCTTCGGTCCATCACTGGTATGGCAGTGCCACGAGCCGTAGCGCGCGCGAGGAGTGAAACCATTGAATAACCTCCTCGCGCTGCTACTTGATGGTTCTATTTATCAGCGGGCGCGCGAACTCAGCGGCTGGCCGCCATCAGTTCCTCGTAGGCCTCCAAGGCGGCCTGACGGCTGTTAGTGCCGTAGCGCTTCGGTGCCGACGACGGGCGCCCGCTGCCGAGCGATGGCTTCACCGAGCGCACGGGCGTTGGTGCTGGTGCCTGGGCGAAGCGGCCTGCCTCATCACGGGGCTGAGCAGCAGGGGCTGCTGGGGCAGCAGGGGTGCGCGCTGCCATGATCTGAGCGATCTCAGGGTGACGCGTGACAGCAAGGTCGTAGGCGTCCTTGAGCTGCTCGGTAAACGGCTTGCTCGTGTCAACGAGGCCAGCGTTGATGATCTGCCCCATCTGCACGCGCACGTCGGCGAACCACTCATTGGCTTCGTCAGCCGCGAACGCCTTCAGGGCCTCCTCAGCACGGGCCTCCTGTAGAAGGGCCTCGCGGTCGGGCTGCTCGCCAGCGGGTGCCGGGCGGGCCTGCGGTGGTGTCATCGGGGGCACGTTCGCTGGCTGGCCGCTGAAGAGGGCCTGGAGCGTCTGCGAGTCGGGTTGGAAGTGCCGGATGAGGTTGAAGAAGATCTGTGCCTTCTGCTGCGGCGAGCCCGTGTTGAGCGCGACGGCCAGCTCGAGGTTGTTCTTCAGCACCTGCAGCGGCGTGCCTTGCCACTTGTTCTGCGTCATCAGCTCCTGCATCGGAGCGAAGACCTCGTTGAACTCCTTGTGGAATTTGCGCGCCTCAGCGACGTTTTGAAGCTGGATCGCCATGTCGCGGTCGCGGTCGATGAGGAACTTCTGCACCGTTGGGTCGATGGTTCCCCACTTCTCGCGGAGAGCGGGTGTCCACGAGTTGGGTGCCTTCATCGGCTCCATGACGCGACCAGTGGCCGGATCGACCATTGGCGCAGGTGCGGCTGGCGGCGTCGGTGCTGCGGTTGGCAGCGGCGTGTCGGCGGGCTTTGCGGCGGCTGGCTCGGCGGGCTTGTAGCCCTCAAGTGCCGTGGCGATGTAGTCGCGACGTGAGCTGGTCTCGGCTGGTGCGGGTGTGGCGGCAGGGCTGTCGTTAGCTGGTGCTACGTCTGCCCCGTTGGCCGTGGTGCTGGCCTTGCCAGCGTCGTCCTGGACGGGTTCCATGTGTAGTTCCTTCAATTGGCAAGTTCGCGGTAGGCCTCGATGACGGCTTGCCGTCTCCCCTCATCGTGCTTTTCCTCAATGTTCTTGCGCTGGTGCTCTGCCTCAGCGACGCCCTCGGTGTAGGACAGCTTGTTCTCGCTCTGCATGTAGCGCTTGTAGTCAGTGCCGCTGTCGAGATGCACTGGGGTGCCGTCGTTGCGGTGGGCGACGAAGCCCTTGTGAGTGCCGGCGAAGCACATCGCGCCGATCATTGGTGCGTCGATGACCTTCGTCGTTGGAGCACCGCAGCACTCGGGCGTGTCATGGCGCTCGGCGACGCTTCGAACGTAGGGGTGTCGGGTGCCGCAGCGATCACAGCGAGCCGTGTAGAGCATCAGCCGCCTCTTGCCAGGTTGGCGATGTCCACCGCGTTCTCGTGGGCCGCGCGTGTAGCGTCGATGCGAAGCTCCATCTCGCGGAAGCGGGCCTCGTAGGCGGCCTCCATCTCTTTGACGCGCGCCTTGGCCGAATCGACCTCCGCCTGCATGGCAGCTGCCTGGACCTTCGCTTGCGCCTGGATCGACGCGACCTGAACGTCGATCTCGCCCTTCATCTTGGTCTTGAGCAGCTCGGTCTGCTGCTCCATCTGCGCCTGCTGGGCCTCGATCTGCTCGGGCGTCGGCTTCGGTGGCTGGCCTTGTTGCGCTCGCTGCTTGTCCGCAAGCTGCTTGAGCACGGTGTCGAGGTAGCCTTCAATCTCCTCGCTGCCCTTGAAGCCGGTGATGAGCCACTTGATGGTCTGGGCACCGAAGCCGCCCATCTCGGGCACCTTCTCGGTGGCCTGCACGAGCTGCGGTAGGAGGTTCGACAGGGCCTGCACGGCGGCCGTCTTGTCGGCCTTTTCCTGGTTCCAGTTGGGCAGCTGGATGCTGTCCGTCGAGACGCTGATGCGGTAGTGCGAGGCTTTCGTGTCCTTCAGCAGGGCGAGCGCCTGTGGCACGAGCAGCATGTCAGGTGCGGGCAGCACGCCGACGAGCTTGGCCCAGGTCTGCGGCTCGTAGAACCGGCACTGGAGGTGAGCCTTGAGCCGAAGCAGCTCGGCGATGTAGTCGGCGACCTCACGCTGCATCACGGCGAGGCGTGACATGCCGAACTGCGTCTTGGTCGAGGTGGCCTGCGCGCTCTCGTAGGGCATTGCCTCCGAGCGCATCATGTCGTTGATGCCCTCGACCTCGTAGATCTGCGCCTTCACGCCCTCGATGGCGGCCATCGTCTGCTGGTAGGCACCAACGATGTCGCCAAGTGGGGCGAACTTGATGGCGCCTTCGAGGCCGCCCTTCTCGTTCAGCTCGGCCATGTTCTTGACGGGGACGCCTTCAAGCTCCTCGGTGTCGAGGAACAGGTCCTTCAGCTCGGGGTTTGCCCCGTCGTACATGAACTTGAGCTTGATGGCGCGGCCGAGGTTGGCGCGACGGTTGTTCAGGTAATCCAGCTCGTTGTAGAGGTCCTGCAGTAGGCTGAAGTCACTGATGGGCAGCGTCTTTGCCGTCGTGAAGCGGCCAAGCGGTGGCAGCGGCGTTGGGTAGAAGTCAGGGAACTCGTTGGTGTCGCCTTGCACGTCGAGCGGAACGTTGGCGCTCTCGGCGACCCAGAAGATGAGCTTGCGGTTCTTGTCCCACAGCTCATACACATCGACGGTGCTCTCGGTCGTGTGCTGTGGCCCGAGGTTGCTCATCCCTTGGCGGTTGTCGGCTTCCTTCGACTTCTCGTAGGACAGCATCGACAAGGTCTCACGAGGAGCGGTGTCACCGAAGCGCTCTTCAACGGCCTTCTTCGTCATCGGCACGCGACGACCAATCCAGGGGCAAAGTGCCCACACCTGACTTGGGGCCCAGATGAAGTCCTTCCACGACACGTAGTCGATCTCGGCCAGCTGGTGAGTGACTACGGTCTGGGCAGGTGGCTGCACAAGCGCACCCGTCTGAGGGTCCTGGACTGGCGGTGGCTGCTGCTCGCTCTCTTCCTGCTCCAGTCGCGCCCAGCCGATGCCAATCCCTGGCACGAGCCGGTCGAAGATGATTTGCTTGACGGTCTGATTGAAGTCGCCGCACTCCAGCTCGTAGCTAATGGCTCGCTGCTGCATCGTGGCGCCAACGCGGGACACGTCGTCCTCGCTGTCGTTGAAGCGACGCTTGACGCTGGGAACCGGGGTGCGGGCATAGAGGCCTGCCTGCTTAATGTCGGTGACGGCGAAGAAGACGTTGTAGCGAGCGGCCTTGTCAGCATCGCTACGCTCGTCGGCGTAGCGCTTGATGGTGGCGGCGGCCAACGTGTCGAACTTCTTGCGCTCCTTGCGAGCGGCCTCCAGCTCGGCGATCCAGTGCTTCTGTTCCTTCTCGGTCTGGTGCTCACCGAGCACGGGGTCCTGCTCGAAGGCGTCATCGGACACGCCGGTGTCCACTCCCTCGTCTTGGTCTTCGTAGTTCGTCATCCAATCCTCATCCGAAAGCGGTCGCCTTGGGCCCGTTGCTGTCGGGCTCGATCAGCGAAGGCGTCGTTCAGCGTGTAGCGCGATGAGGTATTTACAGAGCCGACAACGATGGACCGAGGTGGGCTAACGCTGGTTGTCTGCTCCAGTGACCGTTGAAGGTCTGTTGGGTCGATGGCGAGGCAGGAGTAGCGAAACGAGTCGGCCCCGTTCGACCACTGGTCGTGCTTGGGCTTGGTCGCATACACCTTGCTGTCCGCGTTCCACTTGCGCGAGTAGTTGCGAAGGCTCTCAAGGCCGCGCTTGCACCGGTCGCCGTCAAACCACACCGGGTAGGTCCGCAGCACCTTGCGCGTGGCGTTGATGCCGTTCAGCAGCCGCTGGTCGAAGTCACCGTCAGGATTGGGCACCTTGCGAGCCGGGGCGTTCGCGGCTCGCATCACGTCCAAGATGGACTTCTTCGAGCGTGCCGTCTTGTGCAGGGCATCATGTGGCACCCACCACGTGCCCCACGTGTAGGGGCGCATGGCGAGCATCTCGATCACCTCGTCTGCGTCCCAGCCCGTCTCTTCCCAGTAGTCGATGTAGTGAACGTTGCCGTTCACGATCTGCCAGAACCAAATGGCCCAGCTGTCATCGCGACCAGGGTCGTGCGAGATGTGGACGGGAAGCTGCGGCGCGAAGAGCTTGGTCCCGTCTGCGCCAAACAGGATGCGCCCGTTCGCGGCGAGGCGGTCGATGTGGCTGCTGTAGTACGAGCCGCGGAGGGCGGCCTCAAAGGAGCAGAGGTACTCCTGGGCGAACTCGCTCTCCTCCATCAGCTCGCGGGCGTCGTCGATCTCCTCCTGCGGCAGGATGTTGGTGTCCTTGTGCGTGAGCAGCACGAAGTACCAGGCGGAGGGGTTGGCACGGGCGTGCTCGCACAGCTCCCAGAACTTGTTCTTGCCCTTCGGGGTGCCGATGAACACAGCCCAGCCCTTGCGGTCGGACAGGGCAGGTCGGATGACCTCGGTGTAGGCGCGGCCTTCCCACTCGCCGAACTCGTCGCACACGACGCCGTCGAAGTACTTGCCGCGTAGGGTGTCGGGGTTGTCAACGCCGAAGCAGCGGATGCGCGCACCATTGGGCAGCGTCACCTGCGTTTCGCTCTCCCTCACGACGACGCCAGGGATGCCCTGCACCGCCTTCTTGATGTAGAGCCAGGCGATGTCCTTCGCCATGCCGTAGGTCGGCGCGATGTAGCCATAGAGGGCATCGGGCTTGCGCGTGCGCAGAGCGCGCGCCACCATGTCGTTCACAACGGCTACCGTCTTGCCGCCTCGGCGGTGCACCACCATCACTGCCCATCGCTGTGAGCGCGCGTGGAAGTCAGTGAAGTAGCGACGCGGTACGTAGGCGTGCTTGACGACCGTGGCTGCCATTACTCAGGCAGCTCCTCTTCGGTCTGGCGCACTACAGCGTCAACGGTGACGACGTGCCCTGTCTCGTTGATGCTCACGCTGTCCAGCGCGTTCGCAGGCACCGCGGACTGGACAACGATCGTCGTGTTGGCCTGAGCGATGGCCTGCTCAGTCGGAACGAGCTTCGACCAGATGTTGTAGAAAGACTTCGGGTCGCTGTCGGCCCAACGCACGAGGGCAGGAACGCCACCGCGAAGCTGGAACGCGGCGTGCAAAGCGAGAGTCGTGACCTCTCGGTCGAAGCGCTTGAAGACGTAGTCGGCCGGGATCGGAGGAAGCCCAGGGTAGCCGTCAGGCAGGTTTCGGTTGATGGCCTCTACGATGTTCTGCGCGCGCAGGTAGTTGTCGAGATCAGGTGATGCGACGCTCTCATCCGGTTCGGCAGCGACTGCTGCTGGAACAGGTGGGGTCGGTCTTGGCGCTACGACAGGCGTTGAAGCACCCTCAGCATCGTCCTTCTTCTTTCGTGGCATGCATTGCTCCTGCTGGTCGGCTCAAAGGCCGGTGCCGGTTGGCGATGCATGTATTTAGTGAAGGTGCGCTGCTGAGTGGTAAATAGGTCGATGAAGAAACGACCCGCACGGCGTGACCCTACGAGGCTGCATTGGTCCAAGGTGGCGGCGATGTCGCCCGAAGAGAGGGCCGCGTACGAGGCCGCTCACCCTGACCTTCGAGTAGCCATTCGCTGGGCCAATGCAGCGCTCGATCGCCTCGGCCTCAACGGCATCTACACGCTCATCCAGCGTGGCGAGCTGCACCAGGCCATCGAGCAGGCCTACGCCGAGCTTGACGCGCTCAACGAGCGTCTCGATGCCTTCGAGGTTGAGCACCCAGAGGTTGCGGCGCTTCTACCGTGGAGGGACGCCCGCGAGGCGTGGAAGGCGGCGGGGCGTCCGCGACCTCCGTGGTACGAGGCGCTTCAGTACGGGTCGCACCACGGGGACTGGCCGCCGCCTTGGCCGCACACGTGCCAGGTGCCCTGGATGAAGTACGCGGACAAGGGGGCAGCGCACGTGCCCAAGTGGGTCGTCAAGCAGGACCCAATGTACTACGCGTACGCGAACGCCAAGAAGCGGCTGTAGGAGCGGGTTAGACTTCCGCGGCCCGGACCACGACAAGGCACGTGATGGCGAAGAAGCACGCTGACAACCAGCTGTACTACGGCGACAACCTTGAGGTGCTTCGTGCTTCGATCGCCGATGAGAGCGTCGACCTCGTGTACCTGGACCCGCCGTTCAACAGCCAGGCCAACTACAACGTACTGTTCAAGGCCCCAAGCGGTGAGCAGTCCAAGGCACAGATCGAGGCGTTCGAGGACACGTGGCACTGGAATGACAGTGCTGAGAAGGCCTTCGACGAGGTGATGCAGAGCGGCAACACGGACGTTGCCGAGATGCTGCAGGCCCTTCGGTCGTTCTTGAAGGAGAACGACATGATGGCCTATCTCACGATGATGGCCGTACGCCTACTTGAGCTGCACCGCGTGCTCAAGGACACCGGTAGCCTCTACTTGCACTGCGACCCGACCGCGAGTCACTACCTGAAGATCCTGCTTGACGGGATCTTTGGCCCGGAACAGTTTCGCAATGACATCATTTGGAAGCGAGCCGAAACCGTGAAGGGGAACTTCGGGCAAGGATCGACGTTCTTCGATCACAACACCGATTCGATTCTGTTCTACGCAAAGTCGAGCGGCCAGAAGTTCAACCCTCAGTTCAAGCCCTATACAAAGGAGTACATTGAAAACTTCTACAAGTATGTCGAGCCCGACACGAAGCGTGTGTACCGGCTGATAAGCATGACGGGGCCCGGCGGTGCAGCAAAGGGGAATCCCGAGTACGAGGTCATGGGCGTGACTCGCTTCTGGCGGTACTCCAAGGTAAAGATGCAGCAGCTCATCGAAGCTGGCCTGGTGGTGCAGACCTCGCCAGGAGCGGTACCCCAAAGGGAAGCAGTACCTCGACGAGGGGAAAGGCGTACCCACTCAATCACTGTGGGACGACGTTCCAGCGTTGCACTCACAGTCCGGCGAGCGCTTGGGGTATCCAACACAGAAGCCAGTGGCGCTACTGGAACGCATCGTCCTCGCAAGCTCCGACGAAGGCGACGTTGTTCTCGACCCGTTCTGCGGCTGCGGCACGACCATTCACGCTGCGGAGAAGCTTCATCGCAAGTGGATCGGAATCGACATCACGCACCTGGCGATTTCTCTCATCGAGAAGCGGCTCAAGGATGCCTTCCCGACCATCAAGTTCGAGACGAATGGTACGCCGAAGGACCTCGAAGGAGCAAAGGCGTTGGCCACGCTCGACAAGTACCAGTTCCAGTGGTGGGCCGTGTCGCTGGTGGACGCGGTCCCGTTTGGCGGCAAGAAGAAGGGTGCAGACGGTGGCATCGATGGCCTTATCTACTTCAAGCCGGATGGCAAGAAGACTGAGAAGGCCATCGTCTCAGTCAAGGGCGGCGAAAACGTTAGCGTCACGATGGTTCGCGACCTTGGTCACGTCGTGGACCGTGAGCAGGCGAAGATCGGCGTCTTCGTCACACTCACCGAACCGACCGGTCCAATGAAGACCGAGGCGGTCAAGGCAGGCTACTACGAGACGCCTTTCGGCAAGTACCCGAAGCTGCAGATCATGACGGTCGAGGAGCTGTTCTCGGGTAAGAAGCCCAAGATCCCGCTGGTCGACCCTACGTCATTCAAGAAGGCAGCGGTCGAGTCGAAGCAAAAGCAGGAACGGCTCTTCTGACTTGGGGCCTTCAGGTTCCCACCGGGGAGAGTTTTGCCGGGTGGGCCGATCTGAGCGGTCGCCATCGCGTTTTCAAAGTGACTGATCCGGGCCCAACCGTTTCCGGGTTCCGAATCCCGGTACCCCGGTGACACCTGGGTAGGCTCAGGCACACCCGAGCCCTTCGATGTAGCCCCCTACACCAAAGGGTACGGGTGCACCCAGGCCTCACCTCGTGTCTTGCGGCCCAACGATAAAGACTGGCTAATCTTTATCGTAGTGGAGTGCTCGGGAGTGCCAGCAGCCTACGAAGGGCGCTCGGGCTAAGCCCGGTGTCACCCAGTGAGGCACAGGGACCCTTGGGTAGCACGGGTGAGCGTTCGATGGTTGATCAGGGCGAAGATCACCCACGACGACAGCACCACGACCGATCCAGGGGCGAGGCTGAAGGATCTATGGGGATGACCCATAGATTGGTCTGCAGAATCGACACCCTGGGAAGTAGCGCCCACTGTTGGCCGGCGTGATGTAGTCAACATCTTTGTGGCAAATCCCTCCACTCGCGGGGGTACGAGGCCCACACCAGAGTTCGACACTTCCGCTGGGCCGCTGTATCAGAGGCCTATACGAGGGAGGTCATAAATGATGCCGCGCCTGATCGCTGCTTGGATTCTCTTGGGTGCCGTTCTTGTCCCGTTCTCAAGCGCACGGGCCGGGGTCATCGACTATGTACTGACGGCCCTCGGAGGAAATCTCTGGCGGTACGACTACACGATCAACAATCCCGTACCATCACTGGGCTTCGATGAGCTGACTGTCTACTTTGACGTGGGCCAGTACGAGCTGCTGAGTGCGCCTGCCGCACCTGCAGGATGGGATCCAATCGCTGTTCAACCCGACGCGGGCATTCCGTCAGACGGCTTCTTCGACGCGCTAAACCTGGGTGCGCCTTTGGCGGATGGGGCAAGCGTCTCTGGCTTCTCCGTCGAGTTCGCGTACCTTGGAGTGGGTACGCCGGGCGCGCAGCGCTACGAGCTGCTCGACTCACTAACCCTCACGATCATCGGCTCCGGCACCACCGAGCTCGCCCCGGCGGCAGTACCCGAGCCGTCCACGTCCATGCTGGCGCTGCTGGGTATCGGACTTGCGGGCCTTGGCCGTCGAGCGCGCATGACATAGGCCATCGTCTGCCAGGCCTTCCTCGAAGCGGGCAGGTACTCAAACACAACTCTCAGACTGGCGGAGGCGAAAGTGTCACTAATCAGAAAGCTGCGGACCCGGGCCGCACATTCCATTGGCGCGCTCTTCATCGTGCTGTTGGTAGTAGCGTGCGGTGGCAGCGAGCAGCCAACAGACAAAGCAGGTGCGGAAACGAGTCGAGCCCTGCAAGCGACCGCTACATCCGCTCCTTTGGCGACGGTCGTATCGATCACCAAGGTCAGCGAAACGCGAGTCTCACGCACTGTCTTCGACTATGCCTTCAGGATAACCGTGCAGAACGGCGCTTCGCCGCTGACCGGTGTTGTAGCGACGCTGGTATCCGCAGGGCCCGGCACGACGATCGTCTCAGGCAATGTGAGCGTTGGGGATCTCGCCCCAGGCGCGCTGGTGACTCCGACCGGGACAGTGACGCTACGTCACGACCGGGCGCGCGCCTTTGACCAAAGCGCGCTTAGATGGGAGGTCACGGGAACAATCGTTCCGCGGATTCAGTGGGTTCCATCAGCTATTTCGGTGTCGGTGATGCAGGGAACGCAGCAAGAGCTATTGCTGGAGTTCGTGTCTGACGCGCCAGTATCGGCACCGTCGATCTCCGTGTCCCCCCAACTCGCGTCCTTCCTGCGGCTTGAGGACCTCCCTACAACGTCAATTCCGGCGGGAGTTCCGATTCGCCTACGGGCAGCCGTAGTCGCATCAGCAAGTGCTACACCAGGTTCCTACTTCGGCACGATGCAGATCGTTTCCGGGCTCTCCGCTGTTGTGCAAACGGCGCCTGTGACCGTGAGGGTCACGCTACCGCAGCCAGGCCAAGCGATCGGAGCGATGACGACGCCATCGGAGGACCGGCTTGCAGTGCTGGGACAGACTTCACAGCAACTCGTCGCTGACGAGTTGCTGGTTCTTCTTGCGAGGGGAACTGCTGATCAAGCAGCGCGAATCCATAGCATCGCCTCGCAGATCGGCGGACTGGCGGTAGGGGGCGATGCGGCGTTAGGCCTGTATCAAGTGCGAGTGCCGTCGGCGACAGTGTCAAGCCTCCCGTCATTGATGTCCTTGGTCGCAGCAATGCCCGACGTTCTCGCGGTTTCCCGGAACTTCGCCGTCGAGACATTGGTGACACCCAATGATTCACTATACGCGTCGACGTGGTCCTCGACGGGTACCGCCGCTGGCGTCAGTCGACACCTGAGCTTCATTCGGGCTCCAGAAGCATGGAACATTCGCACGAGCGCAGCCAGCGTTCCCATCGCGATCATCGACAGGCAAGTTGATTGGGAGCATCCGGACCTAAAGGACAACATAGGTGCCATCCGACCCTCGACCTCGTACAACTTCCTCCCGGGGCAGATTGGAATTTTTACGAAAAACAAGGGGCACGGCACGGCAATGGCGGGCCTGATGTGCGCACGCGGTAACAATGGATTTGGCGTCGTCGGAGTCGCGTGGGACTGCAACCTCAACGTTTATGACGCAACGGGAGTTGGCTCCGGGACGATTGCAAGCGTGGTGGCGGGGCAGATGAGACAGGCCGTGGATGATGGCGCGAAGATCGTCAATCTCAGCCTTGGCGCTATTAAGGCCGACAGTTGCGCCAGCATAGTAGACTGTGAACAACTGGTTTCGGAGCTGAATGCTGTATTCCGTGCCGCTCTTGAGTATGCGCGAGATCACCCGGACTCGGCCAAGCGAGACACACTCTGGGTGATTGCTGCGGGCAATGAGGGCCGCTCAGTTGATCTCCAGTCGCCGGCAAGCCTGGCATCGGAGTTCCCTGAAAGGATACTTGTGGTTGGCGCCGTGAGGATTCACAACAATGCTTCAACCGATTTCCCTGTCTCTCTGATGAACTACTCAAACCGAAGTGGAACGCGCAATAGAGTTGATGTGGCCGCCCCAGCTACTGTAACCTCCACATTCCCTCGCCGCTGTGCTATCTGGGATACGGCACTAAATCCCAGCGTCTGGTGCACTGACGTCACCCAGACACCATTCTCGCTCTATACGGATTCTGGGTATGTCGATTATGGGGACACTGGCGGAACCTCGTCGGCAACGGCGATCACGTCCGGTATTGCGGCACTCGTTCGAGCCCAGCACCCCGGAAAGAGCGCGGCCGAAGTGAAGGCCTGCATAGTCGAAGGGGCCACCGCGCCGGTGGATGGCCACCAGTTTCGGGTGGTTAACGCGGCAGCCGCGTTACGATGCGCACCTCCATTGACTTTTGTGGCGTCGGCGCGGATCTACTCCATAACCGGGCCTCAAGGTGCGATCGACTCCATCTTCCCGTCTGGGGTTCAGTTGGGCGATCTGATGGCCGTTGAGTACACGTTCAGGAGAGACGCGGCCGATATACTCCCGGGCGATCCCAGCGTGGGGGCGTGGTATGCCGAGTCCGCCGAAGCGCGTGTCGGCGCTAACCCTCGGTTCTTGGTTGATGCTTTTCGTGCGACGAACCATAGCATCAGGCTCGACGGACGCTACAGGATGACGGCACTTCGTGGATGTTCAGCGTGCGTGTCTGGGGGAATCTCCTTGGCTGTTGAGAACTTGCCAAACTCGCCTCCACGCCCAGACGACTCCATTCCTCTGACTCCGCCCCCGTTCCTTAGTCAGGCCGGCATCTCATACATCCAGCTTTCGCTCTCGGACAGCCGATCAGGTGCAACATCCGGGCAGGTGGTCGTCCAGGGCGTCCTTGAACGATTTGAGTTGAAGAGGTGA